AGGACGCGGGCCTTGCCGAGGCGGATGTCCCGCATCCACGAGGTGTAGACCTCGTCGAGGGCGTCCATGAGCTGCTCGGGGCCGTCGAGGTCGGAGCGGCCGAGGTTCCGGCCGATCGGGTCGGTGCGCCACCTGCGGTTGGGCCGCTGGTTCGGCACATACCTGACGCACAGGCCCGGCGACTCGGAGGAGATGGCGCCGAAGCTGTTGACCATGGCCGCGAGCGGGGCGGTGGCGGGCTGGTCGGTGAGCGGGACGACGTGGCCGAGCTTTTCGTCTGCGCCCTCGTACAGGCCGTGGAGGATGATGCCGTTGCCGTTCGCGTCGAGCTCGTGCCGCTCCAGGTGCCGCCATACCTGCTTGCCGTCGCGGGCGACGACCTGCCAGAACGTGACGGCGGTGAGGCGGCCCCACATGAACTCGGGGATGGCCTGGTCGGCGTCGACGTGCGTCAGGAACGGCGCATCGGGGGAGACGGTGGCGTCCCAGGTGACGCGGAGGTAGACGCCGCCGAGTGCGGCGGCGACTTCGGCGGCGGTGGCGATCTCGGTGTGGAAGCCGTCGTCGATGAGCTCGGCGAGGCGGTCCTGCGTGGACTGGTCTTCGGCTTCGACGGTGATGGTGTCGGAGAAGAGCAGGTCGGCGGAGGCTTGGCAGAGTTCGGCGGCGATGGGGACGTGGAGTTTGACGCGGCGGTCGGGGCCGCGGGTGGCTTCGCCCCAGAACCAGCGTTGGATGGCGCGGCCGACGGTTGCCCGGAACCCGCCGGCGTCGGAGGCGAAGAACCCGGTGCTGGTGGGGTCGTAGCCGGTGCGTCCGCCGTACAGCGACGAGAGGATGTCGGGGTTGCCGGTCCACCATGCGTTCCAGGTGGCGTAGAGGGGGAGGATGTTGGTGAGCTGTGCGGGGGGCCATGTTTGGCCGTTGCCGGGCAGCGGCATGTGCCCCTCCTGCCTCTACGTGTTGGTGGTGGTGGTCAGTCGCGCGGCGGCCAAGACCATTGGCGCTCGCCGTCGCCCTGAGCGACCGAGGTGGCCCAGTAGGTGTCGTTGCCGTCGAGGAAGACCTGCAGCTGGACGACTGACTCGGGGGTGTCGCCCCATCTGCGGACGACGAGGGCCGGGTAGGTCTCGCCGGCCTTGACGCTGTTGCCGATGTGCCCTTGGAAGCCGGGGTCGGCGAGGAAGGCCACGGAGCCGCCAGGCCGGAGTGCCTTCTGGAAGTCGGCGCGGCGCTTGTTGATCGCGTCCGCGTCGTGCTCGTTGAGCTTGTAGTGGACGATGCGGCCGATGCTCGGCTGTGTCACGGTGATACTCCTTTGGTTGGTTATTCGTCGTCGTTATCGGGGCCGGCGTGCGGTGCCGGCACCTCGGCGAGGAGCTGCCCCCGCCACAGCGCCTCCGTCGTGGCTACCGCGTAGCGGAGGGCGTCCATCGAGTCGTCGCGGTCCTTCACCGGGGCGTCCACGCCCTTCTCGGCCTTCTTCTCATCCCACACGTAGTCCGTGATCTCCTCGAGCACCCCCGTGCACCGGTCCGAGACGCGGAGCAGGTCGCGGGACAGGAGCGAGGACACGAGCCCGATGCCGTACAGCACGTTCTTCCGTGCCCCCTGCGACACCACACCGCCCTGCAACAGCTCCTGCCGGAAATCCGCGGCAGCGGAGTCCACCACGACCCATTCGGGCTGCAGGCCCGGCTGCTCCGGGTGGTGCTGGGTGCCGCGGATCCAGTCGCGGATCGTCGCCGACTGCTGGCTGGGGGACTGCCGCGCCTCGGTGGTGGCGGCTTCGATGCGGAGCTCGTCGACCGCGTACAGCCTGCCGTCGTACCCGAGCCCGAGCAGCACCACCGAGGTGGCGTGCTGGGTGCCGTAGTCGATGCTGGCGCACAGCAGGCGCCGCATCGGCGGCAGGTCCACCCACAGCACCTTGTGGCGGTCCTCGTCCCAGCCGTCGTACACGGCGCCCTCGGCGTTGGTCCACTCGCCTCGGATGAACCGCTTGTAGAACACCCCGGTGAACGAGGCCTCCATGTCGGCGATGTAGTCGGGGCCGGGGTCGCCGCCCTCCCAGTAGAGCGGGTTGTCGTGCATCGTGAACGCGAACACGACCATGCGCTTCGCCGCGGCCGCGAGGATCCACTTCAGCCGCAGCCAATGCCGCGTAGACCCCGGGTTGGTGGTGGCGAGCAGGCGGGCGCCTTGCACCCTCAAACGGGTGACGAGCATGTCCCAGAAGCCCTCCGGCAGGAGGGTGGCCTCGTCGACGTAGGCGAGCTCGAACGTGCCGCCCCGGATCTTCTCCTCCGCGCGCACGTCGTTGGCGCCGACCAGCATCACGGTGCGGCCGAGGATGGTGGCGGTGTTGGACCCGGCGGTGTGGGTGACGGTGTCGGCGAGCCGGCCGAACAGGTTGGGGTCCTGCAGGGGTGCGATGACGTTGCGTTCGATGGTCTGCAGGGTTTTGCCGACGATGACGATGAGGCCGCGGCCCTTGTAGTGGCGGATGGCGATGAGCCAGGCGAACAACGAGGCGATGGTCTTCCCGCCGGACACGGCGCCGACCCAGAGCGCGATCTTGGCCTGGGTGGAGTGGTGGATGGATCGGATCTGCTTGGGGGAGAGCGGCGGCGGCACCTAGTTGCCTCCCTGCTGCTCCTCGGGGGCCTGTGCCGCGTACTCGGCGAAGCCCTGCTCGAGGCGGTCCAGCACGGACTCCGCCACGGCGGTGTGGCCCTTGTCGACCGGTGCGAGCTTGGCGAGCGAGGACACCGAGTTGGCGATCGCAGAGGTGATGTTCCGCTCATCCTCAGACGGGATGAAGTCGAGTTGGTCGGTGTACTCAGAGCCTTCAGTGCCGCGCATCTTCGTCGCCCATGGTTTGTGCTCGTCGTAATGGCCCAGCAGCTTGGCCTGCTGGTGCTCGACGATGCGGAGCTGGCGTTCGTGGGCGGCTATGCTGCGCTCGGCGATCGTCACTGCTGCCGAGGCGACCTGTGCGATGCGCTCAACCTGCGGGAACGTGAGGCCCTGGGCGGCACAGAAATTGCTGATCGCGCCGGCCGACCTGCCTAGGGCTTTGGCGATGGCATTGCGGGAGAGGCCATCGGCGTGGAGCTTGCGGATCTGTTGCTTCTCGGCATCCGTTAGTGGCTGGCCCGCCATGGCGGTCCTCCTAGCCGGGGATGAGGTACCAGGTGCCCTTCTTGGAGTCCCAGGTGGCTTTGCAGTTCTTGCAGTCGAACCAGCCGCAGAAGGGGCCGCCGTTCTTGGCGGGTTTGCAGTGGGGTTCGGCGTAGTCGGCGGCGATGGATCCGCAGCGGGGGCATTTGAAGGCGTGCTCGCCGCGTTTGGCCGGGACTGGCTGGTCGCTCATTCGTCGCCTCCGCGCTTCGCCCATGCTCCCCGGCTGATCTGGTTGGCGACCTCGAGCATGCCGCGCTGCACCATGCCTGTCGTGGTGGGCGTGCAGCCGATGGTGACGGCGTCGTAGAGGCGGCCGTCTTCGGCTGTCCTGACGGTGCGCATGAGGACGACGACGTCGGTGAGGATTTCGTCGGGGTCTGGGTCTTCGACTTCGAGGGTGAGGCCGAGGATGCTGAGCTCACTCATGCCGCGCCTCGGGGTGCTTGTCGTCGATGTGCGCGGTGAGCGCCGTGGGGTCGGCGTGGAGCTCGGCGAAGACGCTGCCGTCGGGCTGTCGGTCGCCCAGAGAGATTGAGAGCGGGATCTCGACGGTCTCGCCGCAGGGGCATTCGAACCGGTAGGGATTCGTTGCGGCCATCGGGTTCTCCTTGTGTTGTTCCGCGGGGTGCAGGTCGGACCATGGCAGCTGAGCAAGGAACCCGGCGTGGGGTTTCAGCCGGTCCGGCCTTCGACGGGGAGATCAGCCGTGCACTGTTGCCGGGCCGGCGTTGACACCCCGCGGAACGGGTTAGGGGGATGGGTGGCTGGGCGAGCGCCGCGGCAGTTGCGGTTCCTCTAGCCCAGTCCACCCATCTTGAGCACAGCGTACCCTAAATGTTCGCTGTCTCGCGGGACTGTGGACAGTGACGGCGTGGCGAGGTCAGTCTTTGGGCGGCTTTGATCAGGCACACGCCGACGATGATCGCAATGAGGACCAGCCCAGCTGTAATGCCCAAGGCGATCAGCTGATCGGCGACCGGGTGAAGGATCATGCCACGATCCTCTCACCGCGGCGCTCAGCAGCCCGCTTGCGCCGCTCGGCCATCCGCAACGCCACAGCATGAACCTCCCCGATCCTGTACCCCTCAGCACCCGTGACGAGGTCGCAGAGGCGGCCGAGGTGGCCGAGCTGCGCCCAGTTCTCGATGTGCTTCAACTCCACCCGGATGCCCTGAGTCGCGAGCGCGCGGACGATCACCGGCGGTGTGGCGATCGCGTCCCACGCCGAGGCGATCTTCGCGTCCTGCCTCGAGGCGACGTCGTACCAGGTGCCGCACACCTCACAGGTCACCTCATAGGAGCCGGCAGGGACCGCGAGCTCGTTGTCGCACGGGACCAGGTCGTCGGGGTCGTCGCCGAACATGCCCCCGCACGCGCCGAGCCGGATCCACTCCGGGGGCAGGTCCACCTTCGCCACGGCCTTCACGATCAGCCCCTCGAGCCGCGCATGCCACGACGGCCCCCAATCCGCCGTCGCCGCACGCGCCGCCCGCTCCACATCCGTGCCCACACTGTTCGCGGCCAAATGCCGCTCCAACGACGCGGCCAGCTTGGACGCATCCAACCGGACGGGCAGCGGCGCCGCCGTCGACCCGGCGCCTATCGGGCCCGGCTTCCCGATCCGGTCCAGCTTCTCCGCCGTCACCCGCAGGTCCACCACGAGCGCCTCGCCCTGGCCGATGTTGCCGGCGAGGGTCTTCTCGCAGGTGCGGCACATCGTCCTGTTGTCACTCAGGATCCGGCTGCACGCGCACTCAGCCACGAGACGCCTCATCTCCCCGCGTCACACGCGCGACCGACTGACCAGTCACTGGTCACGTGGTCGAGGCCTTCGTCGGTGATTTGGTCGTCGGGGGTGATGTGTTGGACGCCGAAGGCGTCGGTTCTGGGCATCGTGTGGTCCTTTCAGGCGGCGGTGGGGAGTTCGAGCTTCTGGAGGGCCCGCAGGTTGGCTGCGGGGAGCGAGGCCTCGAGGGGTGAGCCGGTGAGGCGGGCGCCGATGGCGGCGAGGATGACGGCGTCGGCGATGTCGTTGCCGGTGATGTCCACATCGGGGTAGCGGCGGATGGCAGCGGCGAGGATGTTGTCTTTGTCGGTGCCGCGGCCGCCGCCTTTGCCGACGGCGTAGGTCATGCGCTGCGCAGGTGTGACCGGGAGGACTTCGCTGCCCCATGCTGTGGCTTTCTCGAAGATCGCCCACCACAGCCCGGACCTATCGTGTGAGCTCGTGGAAACGCTGGCATACGACGGCGACTCGATGATGACGAGCGAATCCCGGCAGAGCACATCGGTGATCTGCTCGGCGAGGTCATTGATGCGCTTGCCGCGCTCGTACCAGGTGGCGTCCTTGGAGCCTTTCGAGGTGACGCGTTTGGTGGTGACCTCGGGGTCTCCGCCGGGATGGATGATGGCGATCCCGGTCGAGGTGAGGCTGGGGTCGATGCCGACGATGCAGCGGGGGGTCAGAACGGGCACTCTGAGATCTCCTTCGGGGGTTTGGTGAAGATGGCTTCCCAGGGGAGTGGGAAGCCTTGGGTGGGTTGGCAGTTGTGTTGGGGGAGGACGGGCCATCTGCGGGTGCCGATGGTCCATTGGTCGCGGTGGCGGAGCCGGGATGGTGGTCCGATGACGAGGCTGTAGGTGCGCCGGCCTTGCAGGAGCGCCGAGAGTTCGACGTTGGGGTCGATGAGTGTGGGGTCGGCTCGGGCTTCGGTGGCGCCGTCGTATTCGTCGTCGAGGGCGTGGAGGATCAGAGTGCCGCAGCGGTGGCATGGTTCGGCTCGGGCGTGCATGGATAGCCGGTTGGCGTAGGCGGTCTGGGCTTGGTCTTGGGCCCATGGGGGGAGGGCGAGGAGCCATCGGAGTTCGGCTGGGTAGGCTGCGGGGATGCCGAGGGGCAGCGGGGTCTGCGTCATGGTCGGTACCGCTGGGAGTCGATGCGAAGGGCTTCTTGCTCCATTGCGGCGGCGAGGCCGTTCAGGTGTGCCGAGAGCTGGGATAGCATCCGCTCTCCGTCCTCGTGGGCGAGGTATTCGCAGAGGTGGATTTGCGCCTGGTTGAGCCGTCGTCGGGCGTCGAGGTAGGCCTGCTTGGCTGGGCTGTTCTTGGGGTCTGCCATGGTGTTTTCCCTTCGCGCTATGACGCTTATGACGCTTGTTTCGTGAATAGCTCTACGTGCGCGCGCGTAGGGGACAAATCAAAAGTTGTGTCATAAGCGTCATAGCCAAGGGGTTCCAATGACGCTATGACACAAGATTCAACGCTTGCTCTACGCGCGCGCACGCGTAGAGAACCTGACGAAAGTTGCGTCATAGTGTCATGACACATGGCCGGAGTTGTGTCATGGATCCGCATCATCAGAATCCTCCCCGGTCGCCGTCGTGCTCGTCGGGCTCGTTTTCGCTGCTATTGAGGGTGACGCCGCCGTACATGCGGTTGGTGGTGGTGCGGGGGGCGGCGAGGCCGGTGGTGATGCCGTGCTTGGAGAGCTGAACGACGAAGGTGCGTCCGCGCAGGGGTGTTTCGCCGTTGGCCTTGCACCAGGCGTCGTAGGCGTTGCGCAGGCCCGAGGTGGTGGTGGCGAAGCTGTTGGCGTTGGGGCCGGGGTGGAGGGTGCAGTCTTCTTCGAGGAACCGGGCGACTGTGTCGACGTCGTGGGCGTAGTCCTTCGTGGCTTCGGTGACTGAGGCGGGCTCCTGCAGTCCGTGCTGGTGGTAGTGGGCTGCGCCTTGGGCGATCCAGTTGAGGAGGGCGGGGCCGTGGTCGCGGGCGAGGATGCCTTGGAGGTCTTCGATGCGCTCGTCCTCGTTGACGGTGTGGGTGAAGGGGATGAGGCGGATGCGCCGCCAGAAGCTGTTGCCGCCGGATTCGACGGCGGGCTGGTTGTTGCCCATGAGCCAGAGGTGGTGGGTTGGGGTGAAGGTGAAGTCGTCCTGGCGCATGAAGCGGGCGGTGAGGGTGTCGCCGCCGGTGAGCTGTTTGACTTTGGCTTCGTCGAATTTGTCGCCTTCGTTGACTTCGGAGCAGATGACCATGCGGGCGCCGGCGAGGCGTGCGATCTCGGTGGAGTGCTGGGCGTAGT